GAATGTTTTCTCATTGTCAATAATAACAAGAGGCGATACGACGCCTTCGTTGACTAGCTCACAAGCCTCTTTCAAAGTATTGTAAGCGTTAGCATTTACTTTTCTGCCTTCTGAATATTTAGGCAGCGCAAGAATGACTCCCACCTTCTTAGATCCAGACTTAATTGTCTCTTGTAGCTCTTTAGCTGTCTTTACTAAAGGAACCAACGTACCTGCACCAGAACCTCCACCGGCTCCAGCACAAACAAAAATTCTATCTACATCCTCCCCGAAAGAACGACGCATAAAATCAAGAACATCATCACGTTTCTCTTCAAAGCATTTAGCAGCGACACTTCTGTCCTTACCTGCCCCACCAGCACCAATACAAAGTTTGTTTTCTACATTAATAGAGTTTAGATCTTGTTGCGCTGTATTAACAATACCAATCTTTCTGTAGCCTAGCTTATGAAAGCTCTCTGCAATTCTAGAGCCACCTTGGCCTGCTCCAATAAAGGCAAACTTAAAAGCTCCTTCGATTTCATCTTTGACTTCCTTTTTCTCTTCTGGTTCAGGGGGCAAAGGAATGTCCGGAACCATAACGTCTATTTCTGCAGCACCGAAGTACTGATTAACATCTTGGATATTTTCTTGATTTTCGCTCATATCTTAAACTTTGCTTGCATATAATAAACTAGCTAAATACTCATCAACTTGATGCTCAAGAGCTATACTCTGTATCTCTTTAATAGCTTCTTCATTAGTATCTGCTGGGTTATTAATATATTCGCTAACTTTTTCCAACCATTTGTCAGAAGATTCATTAGCCATAACTATTTTACACAATTCAGAAGATAGATTTCTAATCTTATTAGTTACTCTTTTATTTTCATATTTTAGTTTGAGTTTCTCCTGAATCTCCGCTTCAAGCTTTTCAGCTAAAGCCAAACTCTCTTTAATTTTCTCTACGCTAAATTTCTGCGAGCCGCTAGTGTTCTCCCCGATAGGTGAAACCTTTTTAGTAGTCTGAGGAGATTTAGAACCGTCAGGTCTACCCGCTGGCGCAGGTGCACCTCCTCCACCACCCCCTAAGAGAGGAGAATAGTAGCCTTGTTCTTTTAGCTCTCTGAATTTCTTTTGAGATTCCACAGACTCTTCTGGTTCAGGTAATCTACCAGAGCTGATAGCCTCTAATCCTTCTTCAGCAGTAAGAATACCGTATTGAATAAGCTGAGCAACAACTCTATTCCAAGTAGTCTTGTCTTTGAGTTCTATCTCTTGAAAATGAGCTTTAGGATAATTTTTAAAACCTAAAGATTTACAAATACGTTTTATCTCATGGTTAAGAAATTGATTAATGAAGGCATCGCGGCCTTGCTTTAATCTTTCTATGAATACTTGAATCTTGATACTTGTATTGGCAAACTTATCTTCTCCAACCAAAATGTTATTAAGGCCCATCTGAATGTCTTGATTGACCACGCTGTATTTCTTAGGGTCAAGAATGCCAGCTATATCTGGAATCACGAATTGAGCTTTTGTAGTATAATCGGAGACAAGAACTTTTCCAACAGATTGATTCTCAAAAAGCTTCTGCATAGTCTCAATACTTCTTTGATTGATATTCAAGCTTCCGTCTTTAAGCTCTGAACCCATGGTGATTAACAATATCGCTTGATTAGTTGTTCTAGTCAAAGCCATATCCATCTTCTTCATTTCCGACTTCCAATTGATGTCCTCTAGAACTGGGTAACCCATAGGGACTGCAAAAGGCTCGTAGTCCTGTTTTTTATAAAACACAGGGGTAACTTTATCAGGGTCTAACTTGAGGGAAATAATTCCTAGGTTTCTGCCCTTTAAAGCTTTTTTAGTTTCTGGATCTAAAGAGTCATAAACTTGTTGGTCCTCTTCTGTCTTTGGATTCTTAATTCTTTCTAATTCATAATCAGTAAGGATTTTATAATACATCCCTGAAAAAAACGATATGTTTCCTCCCATTTGAATGTCAGCAGGATTCAAAATAATGTACCTAGAGGGCAGCTTGCTTTCTTCTGCAATTGAAGTTAGCTTGCTTCCACCATAAGTTTGGGTGATTCTTTTTAAATCATCTGGTTGAATTTTAGTATCAAATCTATGAATGAAACAATTTCCAGATCTATAATATTCTCTAAAGAATTTATCAAGAAAACTTTGCATATCAATCTTCTTGAATAAAGCATCTAAGAAGTCTCTTGACTTTTGACTGCCTCCTGTAAAATAAAGATTAGTAGAAGAGAATTCTGTCATTAGGTCGATGACATTCCTAAAGACAGCAAAATTATAATAAGCTTTCTGACAAAGAATTACTACGTCCCTTACATCAAGAGAGCTTTTGTTGTTTACTCCTTTTGAATACTTATAGGGGACTAAGCCATTATCGATATTCTCAAATCTATTTGTTCTTTCGATCTGGCCACCTACATTTCTGCGCTGTCTAGTCGACTGGTCTACAGTTGTATATGGAGAAGCCGCAAAGCTTGTCATCATTGGCTTGATCTCGTCTTCTTTCTTTCTTGTTTTCTTTGTCATTTTAAATTATCATTAAATGTCTGCCTTTTCCAGCAGTATTATTTCCGCTTACAAAAAGCGTCCCAATAGGTAAGCCACCCGTGTTAGGATGCTCTGGTAAATTGTTAAAAATTGCATAACCCCCTGAAAGACCGCTTACAGTAAGCATATCATTCACAGTTACCTTACCGCTAAGGTGAACATCTGAACCACTAAAGTAAGATCTATAATTACCTAGGCAAACTTTTTCCCCACTAACGTTTAGTGGATTAGTACCGTAAGGGCCAAAGTTTATTCTATCATCGTCAAAAACGTCTATAAGAGGCAAGCCTGCTTTATCTGTAACAGAAAATACTGGAGCGTCTGCACCGTATCCCGGAGCGACTGTAAGTAGAGAGCCGCTTACATCATCAAAAGTCACAGAGTTATTTGAATTGACTCTTAGGGTCACTCCATCATTACCAAAATTCACTAACTCGGTTTTTAGTCCAGCAGAGAAAGTCTTCTTAGCTGTAAAGTTGGTTGAGCTATCAGCATTTACATTAGATATTAAATTGGAAAGACTTGTACCTGTAGCTTCTAGACTAGTTTTTATATCACCACTCGTAGTTGATACATACCCAGTCATTTCAGGATATTCAGCTAATTTAGCCCAGCCCTCTTTTGCTGTGGAACTTCCTGTTACAACATATAAACCCCTAGCATCACCAGAAGAGTAGGCCAATGCTCCAGTCGCGGCAGATGTAGAAAAAGCCCCACTACCAGTATGATAAAAACTACCCGATTTCAAAAAGTCTCCACTAACAGTTGAAAATGCGCTTGACACATCAGATATGCTAGTAGAAAGAACACCACTCGCTCCTGTTGTAAAAGCTTCAGCATGACCTGATACGTCAACAGCTTTATCGAATAACAAAGTACCACTTGCATCCAAAGCACCAGAGACGTTAGATATCAAACCGGAAGTCCTAGACATAATATCTCCACTATATCCAGTCATAGAATTTACGCCCCCAGCAGAAAGAGGAACATATCCTGAGGGGTTAGCGACGGTGTAGAATCCAGAAGATACTGTATCTGAACCTGAAAGTTTCTTTAAGAAAAGCTCTGTAAAGCTAGTCTCGTCTATCTGTCCACTTTTTATTTTACTAGGCATAAAAGCTTATTCGACTTTACTTACACTTAAAAAAGCATAATAGGCTCGAAAGTTTCCTTATTAGTATTAATTTCGGCCTTAGTTATGTCGTTATAAAGCTTAAGTCCCCAATTCGCCAACATTAATGAAGAATAATTATCTTTTCTGGCTTTATTGGCAGAAGTGGACCTTTTAAGGTGTTGGGGTAGGTCAAAATTTTGAGAACCCCTTGCTGTTGATTTATGCTCCACTAAGCTGCATTGCTTCTTAGTTTGGTAAATCATGTCGTCTTGATGTTCGATAAAATCAAGCATAGACCACTCTTTGCGGTCATCAATAAAAATGAGTTTTTTAGGATACGGCAATCTTATAGAGCTAGTCCTATTGAAAAAGGATTCATTAGAAGCTGTCCTAGAAGCGAACCAGATCTTTTTATAATCTATACAAGCTTGAAGATACTCATTAGCTCT